TGCATCTACTGTAGATATATTAAAGTTTACAGTAGTTCCCATACCCTGTCCTTTTGTGTGATCTATAACTGTTTCGTTAGGATGTAGTATTGCAGGAAAGCCACCTCTACCATCTACACCACCTGCTCTAACGCCCATACCTGTATATCCTCCACCCTCATAATCAAAAAGTGTGCCACCATCTGTTAATCTATTAAATTCAACAGCACTGTCTATTCTTCCTTTTATGCGATCAATAGATGATCCAAAAGATGCAAACAGGCTATCTAAAAATAGCTTTTGTATAGCAATTCTCATCAACTCATTAACAACAGAAGTTGCAAAATCTTTAAAACTAGCCTTGCCAGTTTTAAGAAAATCCATAGTTAATTTTGTGAGTTCATTGTAAGTTGTTTTAAAAACACCCTGTATTTCTTCTTGAACTGTTTTTATACTAGTAATAAAATCTTTATAACCTTTTTCTGCATCTATAAAAAATTTCTGCAATCCTGACAAAGCACCAAATCCTGTATCGCTTGAACCAAATCCTGCATCATCTGTTGGAAAAAGTAGCTCCATAAATCCAGGTAAATCTTTTTTTGCTACAGCTTTTTCAAATTCTTCGGCAATTATTGCAGTTTGTTCATCTACTACTTTTTTGATTTCGCTAGTATCAGTCTTGACAAATTCAATGATATTGGTTTCCATACCAAAAAAATCTGCTATATTTCTTAAACCTTCAGCAAAAAAGTTATTGAAGTTGATAAATTTTTGTCTAATATTATCAAAAACTCCTATGAAAAATAGTTTAGTTTCTGCGCCAAATCTTATAAACCTAGCATTTGCCTTATCCATAATCACAGCTAATTCATCCCTAAACATATATGCAGCGATAACAGCAGCTTGAAAACCCATAACTAAAAAACCAAGAGGGTTTCTCATAACTGCTAGACCTAAAGCTTTTATAGCAGCAGTTGCCGCTAATATTGCTGGTATAAATACTACATCAATATTTTCGGCACCAAATTTAATAATATTTGCTAATCTTGAAAATCCATTTGTTGACTCTTGTATATCACCAATCATAAACTGAAAATTGTTACGCAAAGCTACACCAGCTTGTCCAAGAGTCATGGGCATTTCTTTAATTAGCTCATTTGTTTCTTCAATACCATCAATTAGAATGGGCATTACAACTTCTGCTGTAAGTTTACCTGCATGTCCAAATTCACGCAGTTCACCCACTGTCATGTTTAAACCCTCTGCTAACATTTTTGTAAGAATAGTATTGTTTTCCATTACTGATCTAAGTTCATCACCTCTTAAAGCTCCAGATGCTAAACCCTGAGCTAACTGTCTCGCGGAGTTATTTGCTTCTTGAGTATGTGAACCAGCAATAATAAAAGTATTTGCAACCATTTGCGTAGCATCAGCAACATCTCTCTGAGTTGCTCCTAAATGCTCGGTAGCTAAAGAAAGTCTTGTGAATAACATTGCAACTGCGTCAAAATCAGATCTTGACTCTAAAGCTATTCTTTTCATATGGTTCATTGCGGTTGCAGTTTCTTGTGCTGAACCAGTGAACGCATCCATTCTGTTTTTGACACCAATCATTACATTAGCTGCTTGTGTAATTTCAGTTACACTAAAAGCTGCTATCAAAGCTTGCTTCAAACCAGAAACTGCATTATTAACACCACCAATATCTTTTTTAAATTTATTTATAGATGCCGTAGCTTTATTATCAGCAAGTAAGCTAATTTTATATTTAAAGCCTTTAGGTAGTGCCATTATTTTCTTCCTTTATTTCAAGATAAGCAAGCCATCCTTTGAACTCCTCTACAGTCATAAGTTCTATTTCATATAGAGTCTTTCCTAATTTTTCAGCTAATGCATACTTGATGTATAGCTGCTCATCTTCTTTTACTTTTTTTTAATTTCTTCCTGTGAAACATTGTTCATCATTTCACTAGAAACTCTTATCAATACATCTCTATCTACTCTCTCCAATAGTGTTTGTTTATCGGCAATAGTAAATAACTTTTCTCCAGCTTCGTCTAATGCTTTATAAATTAAAACATATGCTAAAAGCTGAACATCATCATCTTTTGCTAGCTTCATAAACTTAGAAGTCTCTGCAAGAGTAATAGGTTTACAGTAAATCTTTAACGGATTATCTGCATCCTCTCCCCATTCAGCGACTTCTATGATTTTTGTGTCGAGACTATCAAAATGCTTTTTTGCGTTATCTATTGCTGACATGATTAGAATGTTCCAGTTGTTAAGCCACCGGTTCCTTGAACACTGATTGTTGACTCTACAAGTCCATCATATGTTGCTGAAACAGATTTAGCAGTAACAAGAGCAGTGCCACTAAGTTTTACTGATCCACTCGTTACACCTTCAGGTGCAAAATTCAATGTCACAGATGAACCTACAGACAAAGCTGTCTGGCCATTCGTATCGGTGTCATCGAAAAGAACATCTACTGATCCACTAAAGTCTTTTAAAGTTACCAGGTGTGATTTTGCGCTATCACCCATAGATGTATCTTCGACTGTATCAATGGTCTCATCAATGCTATAACTTCTAATCTCAGCGATACTGTTACTTCCAACCTGAACAGTGCCACCCTTTCCTAAGAATGTTGCCATAATTATTCTCCGTTTTTACTTTTAGAAGAAGATTTAAGTTTATCTTTCGATGGGGTTGCTTCCTCTTTCCAACCCTGACTTTTAAGATAATCAACACTATCAGGTTGAGCATCTATTGTAGTTTTACCATTTGGGCTAACTAATTTCATAATTTACCTCACTAAACTGCCACATCTGGGTTAGTTTCCTTGACATGGTATGTTGTTAAAAATGTTAAAGTTGCATAACCAACTGGACTTTCACCATCTGCAACAAACTCAATTTCAGTTGACTCAATAAAAATATCTTTTGCCAAACCATTGAGAGTTGTATCAGCAGCTATTGCTTCTTCAACCTCTTTGCATATTGTATCAATAGTATCATCAAAATTGGAATTGGCTTTTGCATAACATTCAACTGCTATAGCTAAAACTCTTTCCATCACTCTGTCAGTATGCATAACTAAAGGTTCTGAATTTTCTTCTTTTGTATAAATTAACAAAGCAGGTAGTTCAGAGTCTTGTAAAGGATAAACTCTACTTTCATAGACTCTTGAAGCTGTTGTGGTAAGACCTGTTAATACAGATCCAACTCTCTCACGAATTTGCTGTCTGACATGATTAGCCATTATTGCTCCTCAAGCATTACTTGAGTTATACCAGTATTATCTGCTTGAACATTTACAACTTTGTAAGTAATAGCAGCTTTTATAGTTGTGCCATCGAGATTTTTGTATGCAGGTGCGACAATGCTATCGCCATGCGCAATACTTGGAACATCTGTTGTTTTGCAAAATGCAATAGGTTGAAAACCCTCTACATCTACAGTTCCAACATCAATACCAAAATATTCTTGCTCAAGAATTATATTGATAGAAGAACTTGAACCACCCTGGGGAGTAAAAGTCACAGTAACTCCATGACCAAAATCTGCATCAAGGTAACCATTAAAATCTCTATCAAATTCAAGAGCCATTACTTTTTAGTTCTTTTCTTTGGCTTTGGAGCATCAGACTCTTCAAGTCCAACACTTCTATTGGTTTCCTTTTTAGCTTTGCCTTTGTGTTCTTCAGCTTTACCATAGCCAACCAAGACTCTACCTTCATCAGCAGAAAGCTCAACAACATCACCAGCTTTTACTTTTTCTTTGTTAGCAACTGTATCAGTCAAAATTAAGTATTTCATTTTTTTCTCCTTATTAAGATGGGTGGATATTACACCACCCATTTTATTAGTTGTTATTACCACTCAATTATGAAGCAGCACAGAAACTGACGGCATGACGAACTGCCACATCGACACTCTGTAGGGCAACTATTCTTACTGTGCCTGAACTTGAATTACTAAAAGGATCCACCACAATATCAAGGCCTCCGAACATTCCAATAAGTAAATCATTGAAATTACCAAAGACATAATTGTTAGCTGTAAGTTGAGGTGATACAACGGCAGTATAACCATTGATTTCATCATTAACAGCTACGAATTGCGCTGTGTTGGTTGCTTTTTCAGTAGTTTTCAATGTGCCATAGTTAGTTGGATGCACTATGTAAGCTAAATCGCCTAGTAATGCGTTATCAACTCTTACAGCAGTTTCCATAGAAACCATTTCAGCAAAAGTAGGTGCAGCAGCACTTGAAAGTGATACTGTGTTAATTCCTGAAGTGTTAGTAATACCTGTTGGGTTACCTGAACTTCCTGAACCCTCTAATGCAGCATCATCAATAGCAATAGCCATTGAAGCAGCTAAATCGTTTCTAACAAGATTTTCTACATCTATTGATGATTGGATCATAAGTTGTCTTGTAATGTCTGTAAACGCACCTAATGACTTCGGAGCCATAGTTACAGAACCTACAGTCAACTCTGACTCACCAGCAGCACCACCCTCTGAGCTAATAAAAGCAGCAGAAGCAGCAGCAGTTTTCTTTGGTATTTTGACATCACCAGTCAAACCATTAAGCATAGTTGCTAACGGCATTACTGCTGAGTTATTTCTTAATACATCAATGAAGTCACCTGCTCTGTAGTCTTGACCAATAAGATTTGAGTCATCAGAAGCGTTCAAATCTCTTTGGTTCCAGTTTCTTAAAACTTCATCTGGCAACATAATACCTTGAGCAGTTTGCCCATATGATCTTTGTGCAGCTTCAGAAGCTTCAAATTCAAATTTAGCATTTTCTTGCGCCCTTCTATCAGTTGGGTTTGCCATCGCATTGATAGCTTTCATTAAGCTAAATCTTTTTGTTTCTTTTTCTGTAAGACCAATATCTTTTGGAGTTTCTAAAGGTGTATCATTAGAAATATTATCTAATAGTAATCCTCTAAATTCTTCAACAGATTTGCCTTCAGAAATAGCTTGATGTGCTAAATCTCTTTTGTTGTGCTTCACAGCTAAATCAAGTATCTCTTTTGAGTTTCTTGCAAATTCTTTTTTAGCAGCTTCAGCACTTTCTGATCTAACTTCGTCAAGATTTATTTCATTCTTCTCGTTTTCCATTATTTCAATCCTTGCTTTTTCAGCAATTTCTTTAGAACGGCCAACTCCGACTTTGCGTGAAGCATCTGCTGGCACAGCAACACTTGAAACCTCAAGCGGTGTCCAGCTTGCTCTATAATAGCTTTTTTCGTCTTTGTCTTTCATTCTGGTTAATTTATCAACTCGATAACCTACGCTGATATTCATGCGTATGCCATCAAGCACATCTCTAAAAACTTCTTCAGCTAAGTCAGATCGACCAAATCTGACTACTGCTACTGTCCTATTAGCAGCCTGATCAAGTTTAAATTCTTCAACAACACCAATAACCTGATCCATTTTGTGATCCAGGAGTAATGGTGCGCGGCCAGATTTCATAAACTCCATGTTTATTTCATCTGATGAATGTCCTAGAACTTCCATTCCAAAACTTCTTTCTACCGGCTCTTCACTAGAAACTCCAACACGAACCAACCTTTTATCTTCGTCAACATAATGTGCTTTAGTAAGATCAACAGTTCTATAATTAATTTTTAAATTAACTACTTTTCTATCTTTTTCTTCTTCATCATCATCATGGTAAGGTCTTTCTTCATCAGTCATTTCCATTTCCATGCCTTCTTCTTCATCCTCATGATGCTTTGCAAACTCAACAACAACTTTGTCATCGGTTTCGTCAACATTGAGGATATGCCTATCCTGTTTATCTTCCATAGATTTCTCCTCTTTGCTTGATAAAGGATGTGATTTGGGAAGCAAATCTGTATCATGCTTCCCACCTTGAAACCTTCCATTTCGCAAAACAAAAAGGAAGGAATTAACTCTTGCATATGCCCATTGCTCAGGCGATGTGACATTCGGCCTAACTGATCCAGGTGATGTTTTGTATGCACCAACACCCCTCTCAAAGACCGCCAAAAGTGTTCTGTAAGTTGTTCTTTTTGAAGCTACATTGCCAACTTGTTCATTATGATCTTCTGCTTTCTTTCGCAATGCTTTTTCAACATTATTTGATACTTGTCTATCGGCTTGAGCTTGACTTGCTGATCCATACTCTTTTTGCTCAAGATACTTGATAGCTTCTAATATGACATCTTTCATACCTCTTTCACCTAATGTTCCTATTGTTAGCCACTTCATCTGAGCTACAACACCGCCAATGTTTGATGGCCTAGCAGCTTTGTCTCCTGATTTGAACTGTGCGCCATCTTCAAAGTGTCTTGCTATCCAAGCTTCTCTCTCTTTAATTTTATCTAATACAGCAGGGGTTTCATCTCCATCTAAAGCTCTCATTAATAATCTAAAAGATCTATTGCCTTCTATATTTCCACCTGCTTTCCAAATTTCAGGATTGTTTTCCTTTACACCTTCTGCAAATCTTTTATCAAAGACTGGATAATTAGAGTTTCTCAGTGATATTTTTTTATCATCGCCCTTTTTAGGAAAATCAGTCGCCATCTTCTGATCCGCCTTGTATTGTAGCTTCTACTGGTTGTTTTTGACCAAATGGTTGATATGCCAGTTCAATATCATATTGTTTTGCAAGCTCTACTTCTTTTTGATGCTGTTCAAACAATTCCTCAACATCTCTTCCATAAGATGAACTTATATCACTATAGGTTACTGTTCCATTTTGCAAACCAATAACATTTGCCTGCATTTCTTTTAAAGGATCTATCCAAGAAAATGATCTAGGTATATATGTAATCCCTCTTGCGAATTTGTCATATTTATTCATAGGTAATGCAATCTTTTGAAAATCGATTGCCATTTCTAACCAAGATTTAAAAACAGGATCAATAAAATGTTCAATTACAAACTGTTGCATCAGTTGATAGTTACTTCTATCCTCTAAAGCACCTTGTCTTATTGATGAATAATTTACTGAAGTTAAATCGTTACTTAAACTGTGATATGAAATATTGAGACCGCTTGCAATACTTCTTAGTATGCTTGTTGTGAATGACTCAAAAGCAGAAGTTGGATGCGTTGGATCAAAGCTTTGAAATTCTGTTCCACTAGGCAACTGTTCAAACACACCTGCTTGAGCCGTCATTGTCGGATTGAAAGTATCTTCGTATTCTCCATCACCCACATAGCCATCACCATCGGCACTTGTAAAGAACCCCATCTTAGAAGCTCCAACCCTTGCAGCTACAATCTCAGCTTCAAGATATGCATTTAATTGTTTTACATTTGCCATAACCGGAGCAATAAAAGATACACCTCTTGTTTGTTCTGCTCTATTTGGTAAGTATGCATGTATTATTTCTTCAGCAGGCACTCTGATATATTCTTGTGCTGGTTTGGGATAGGTGTTGTCATATGGATGCTTTTTAAATAAATGATATGCAATTGGCTTATCGTTTCTATCAACTTCTACACCCATCTTAATGCTTCTACCATTTGACAAAGTATTATCATTTTTTTGTTCGTCTAAATGATCAGCTTCTAAAAACTGTATTTGAAAACCAAATGGTGAGTCAGGTGTTTTAACTTTACGAACTAAAACCTCACCATCTCTAAGCAGGGTTTCAATAAATATTTTTTGACAATCAAGAAATGATAATCTTCCATTTGTTGTGCAATTTCCTAGATGTGTCCACTCTCTCCAAGCACTTTCAATCAGCTGGTTTCCAGCAAGATCTAGAGAACCATCATCATCTCTACTCTTGCTGGACACTCTTACGCCTTGCTTGCCAATGACATTAGATACCATCAAATTAAGGTATCTAGAGATATACGCGTCATTCCTTGCTAACTCTCTACCTCTGTCTCTTAAAACTCTGAGGTTGTCTTTGACTTCTGCATCAGCGCTTGTTGAAGATGTTAAAAAGTCTGCAAATAGTCTCCCTGTATTTGCTCCTTGATAACTTCTTTTAAAAGCTTTTTTCTTTTTTCGATTAGTTCCTAATAAATTATCATACCAAGCCATTATGTATAATCCGTTGGGTTTATAGTTGAACTAGACTCGCCAAACTTTACTTTTATTGTATTGCCTGAACCTTGCTTATTTCTAATTCTAGCAAGTTTAATTTCTTTTAAATATTCTGCCTTGTATGTATGCCTTAGATCCATCAAATCTGATAATGCAGTTCGTGATAAAGACCTTCCAGCAATTGACATAGATGCCTGATCTATAGTTGCTCTACCTTCTATTACAGCTTCTATAGCATCAAGAACTTTTTTTGCATGGCTTCTTAGATCAGCATTTGTATCGGCAAGATTGGTTGTAATCTCAGTTCTTCCTGAGTCAACCATAATTCTTTGTGAGTCAGATGTTCTAGTTATATAAGCTTCCCAGATATAATCACCTGGAGTGAAGTCCGCAGTTGTTGGTGAATTGACCTCTATAAAATATGTATTATCAGCTTCTATTGCAGTAATGGTAAATTTCTTTGATCCTCCACCACCTACATCGCTATGAAACTCGTAAGTTAAGGCAAAAGAACTTGGCGAATAGTCTGATGCAAGATCATCTCTTCTCCAGGTAAATCTATCTCCTGCAACCAATTTAGATGGTTCAGCAGTTGGATAATTTACTCTGTCAAATTTATTACTCAAGCAGACCTCATAAAATAGATCAATTCATAATGACACTATGGTTTTCTTGGCAAATGTCAATAATTATTTCCAAGAAGTCGCAAAATTTTGTGTTTTACGCATAGTTTTTCTAGACTTTTGTTTATTTTTTGCCATATTTTGTGGATTTTGCATATTTTTTTGTTCTATAACATCAAAATTTGGATTTAAGATATAAATTGCTGCAAAATTATATACCATACAGTCTAGAGCTTCGTTTCTAGGCCTTATTTGTTTCCATACTAGCGATTTTCTACCACGCACAAATTTTGTAATCCTTTTCTCTGCCGTCAGCTGTTTAAAGTATTCTTCATCAACATCTGCTGGAAAATGCAATGTTGAGTTCTCGACATCTGTGGACAATCTTGCAAATATAGCTTCTTTAGCTGTGTCTGTTCCAATAGGATATAAAACAGCTTTATTCTTTCCTACAAACGAAGGTTTATTAGCAATTGGCTTTCCTAGTTGATTTATACCCTTAATACTAAATACTCTTCTAGATTGTCGTGGTTTTGTGAATTGATACACTTGATTTGTGTGATGTCCACCAGAGTCTATGCAAACGCAAGATACAGGCATACTTCTTCCTGACTCAGTTTGAAATCTTTGTTTTATATATTCGTCAAGTTCTTGCCAAACTTTTACTGCATTTGGATCACCCCAAAATATTTTGTAATCAAGAACCCACGCTTCAAAATCATGTGACCAACCCATTAGCTGTAATTCAATTCTATCTTTTTGTGTATCACAACCAGCAGTTATTACTAATACGCTTTCTGGGATTGAATTGACATCATAATGCAATCTTCTTTTTAATAGTGTTTCATATTCAACACCCTCACCTTGTTCTTCCCAAGTTTCTCCCAAAGAAGTATTTATCCAGGTTTTTAACATCTCTGGTTGCTTCTTTGCTTCAAGAAAATTCTTTGCCATATCTGCCCATGTTGACCATACAGAATATAATTCTGAGATATGAAAGCCTGCTGTATCTTTGGTTTTTTCAGTAGCAACCCACTTGCCATTATTTAACATCCATTGTTTTTTATTTTCCTCAATAACACTGCCACACTCATCACAAGCATAAGTTGCTGTATCAGGTTTATTTTCTTCCCAAACAACATTTGACCATTTTAAAACTTGGTAGGTTTTACATTCTGGACATGGCACTTGATAATATCTTTTGTCTGACTCTTCAAAAGCTGTTTCTATTCTTGACAAACCTTTTATTGTTGGTGTCGAACACATATATATTTTCCTATTCCAAAATGTTGTAGTTCTTTTTGTTGCAAGTGAAATAGGATCACCCTCAGAACCAGCAGAAGTCTCATAGCGATCGCACTCATCTGCTAACAATAATCTTACTGGTCTTGAAGCTAGACCGCTTGCAGAATTTGAGCCAACTATTGTTAAGTGACCAGAGGGGAATGATTTATGTAATACAGTGTTTCCTGAGTCTCTTGTTCTTGGATCTTTTACACAACCTCTTATTTTTTCTGAGTCTCGTATCATAGTAGCAAGCCTATCTTTAGAAAAAGCTTGCGCCATTTGTAGCGTTGGTTGCATTATTAACATTGGAGCAGGATCTTGGTCTATATAATATGCCATTACATTTAAAAGAATTTCTGTAGCTCCAACCTGTGCTGATTTCATAAACACTATGCGGTTTATGTTTGGATCATTGAAAGCATCCATTATATCTCTTTGATACTCTGCTCTGCTAGTTCGCCATTGTCCAGCTTCAGCAGAGGACTCAGCAGAAAGCTTCCTATACCTATCCGCCCAATCGCTAATTTTTAGATTTGGTGGGGGTGTCCAAGCTTTTCTTGTTTTTTGTAATACTTTTTCTATATTTTTGAGGTATTCCATCTTCTGCTAATTCTTGTAATGCATCATATACTTGTTCTTTAATAGCTTCTTCTACTTCAGAATATTTTTCAAGAGTTAAAACTTGATGTGCAACTTTTGATGGTAACCCAAGCAGTTTGGCTCTTACATTAGCAACATAGTCAATCCAAGTATCAGCTACTAGATCAGAGGGTATTAATTTAGCTTCAAGTTCTGAAACTTCTAATTCAGCTTTATCAGCTTGTGCTTTCGTAAGTCTTGCTTTCTCTAAAGCTATATCAGCAGTGCCATCCTTTCTTGTGTATCTAGCGGCCTTTCTAAGATAATTAATATACTGCAATCTGCAAGCATCAATGTTTACTGGCGATCTACCAGAGCCAACACTTATAACATTTTCATTTATTAACTTATTTATTGACTGTGTCGATAAACCTAAATGATCTGCTAACTGCTTTCTCGTTGCCAATGTATTTTCCAATAACTCTCTTGATGAATAATATACTTTATTTCATTTATTTTCTACAAAATCTCCATAACTTACAATTATAAATACACTGAATAGTATGGCGCTGTCTCTAAACAAAACCTTTGGTGCTGCAACCCG